TAACTATACTGTTCCTTTGGTTGCTAACCAAAATATGTATACTATTGGTGCATCTGGATATAATGTAACAGATGAGAAACCACTTAAACTTATTCAAGCTTGGATAAGAAATACTTCTGTTACCCCTAATATTGATATTCCATTACAAATATTAAGTCGTAATGAATATAATATTCTTGGTTCTAAAGCTAGTACAGGTTTAGTAAACTCTGTGTGGTATGACCCAAGACAAACTCATGGTGAGTTACATGTATATCTAACTCCTGATTCTACAGTGGCTACAAATTATACTTTGTATTTTGTAGGTCAACGTCCAATGACAGATATTGACGTATCTACAGATATGCCAGATTTTCCTAGTGAATGGACTCAAGCCCTTGTTTGGGGATTAGCTGATGAGGTTGCTCTTGAGTATGGATGTCATGTTAATGTTCGTGCTGAAATTGCAGCAAGAGCAGAGAAGTATCGTATTCAACTTGAAGATTGGGATGTTGAAACCTCTAGTACTTATTTTACACCTGACCAAAGAATGTATAGACCCTAATGCCTACAGCTCGCTTACCTTTAGCTTACGATATACAATCCCGTAAAGCTGACACATCTAAAGACTCTAGGTTAATCAATGGAATGATTGAGACTATTAGTGAGTCAGAGATTAATGTTGTCAAGCGTCCTGGGGTTGTAGAAATTCCTACTACTGGTGCTACTATACCTGCTGAACAAGGAAGAGGAATCTTTTCTTGGTATAATAGAATATTAACTGCTGTTGGAACTAAACTCTTTCAAATTTTTGCAGGAGAATCTATAGAGATAGCTACTTTTGATGGGTCTTCTCAAGTACCTATTTCCTGGGTAGAAACAGCTAATGATAATTTCCTAGTTTTTCATGATGGTAGTTATATTTATACTATTCCTAAACCAATTCTTGTAGATGATCCTTTGGTAGTTACCAACCAAAATAATGGTAGTGCTGTATTAAGTGCTACTGTGACTAATGGTGGGGGTTGGTATACTGGAGTTCCTGGAGTTACTTTTACAGGTGGTGGTGGTAGTCCTCAAGCTACAGGAACTGCTGTAGTTTATGGACATAAAGTAGATAGTATTACTATTGATACTCCTGGAACATATACAGGTGTTCCTACTATTACTATTGATCCTCCTTCTACGGGAAGTTCTCCTACTTTTTCTTCTTATTATACAGTTGTTGGTACTACTAGATATTATTATTTTTCAGTTGTTTCTGGTGGGTCTGGTTATTTTATAGGACAAGAACCTTCTGTTACTATAAATCGTTATAATCAATTTGGTACTTATGTAGGAAGTTATTCTGGATACACAACAGTAGATAGTTCTGGAGCAGTTACTTCTTTAACACATAATCCTACTTTTACTACAGGAACTATAGGAGGACCAGATACTTTTACATATTCTAATATAACTCCACCTCCAAATGAAATAGCTACAGCTACAGCTAATATGAATACTACTATTAATGCTGGTCCTTGGGCACCTGGTATAGCTTATTTAGATGGATATGTCTATATTCTTCAAAAGGAAGAATCTCGTATATATGGTTCTGCTGAAGAAGACCCGACTTCTTGGAATGCTTTAAACTTTATCTCAGTAAAGAGTGATCCTGATTATGGGGTAGCCTTAGCAAAACATCTTAATTATCTTGTTGCTTTTGGTCAATGGTCTACTGAGTTTTTCTATAATGCTGGATTACCAACACCAGGTTCTCCATTAGCTAATAATATGTCAGCTAAACTTGAAATTGGTTGTGCTAATGGTTATAGTGTAGCAGATGCTGAACAAACCCTTATTTGGGTTGGTAATAGTTTAACTACAGGTAAGAGCGTTTATATGTTAAGTGGACTTAGTCCTATTAAAGTGTCTACCAAGTATATAGATAAATATCTTAATGCTTCTCCAATGACATCTCCTAATAGTGTAAGGTCTTATTGCTTTAAAATAGCAGGTCATACTTTATATGTTCTTACCTTACATGATATTGAAAAGACCTTTGTATATGACCTTGATGAAAAGAAATGGTATCAATGGACTAGTCAAACAGGAGATACTACTGGTTATGATGGAGTAGAATCTTATTTTACTTATACTTCATTTACTGGTAATACTGAATATGTACCAGATATTTATCTTCAAGGAGATGATGATGGTAAATTATATAGACTTAGTACAGACATCTATAATGATAATGGAGACCTAATATATTTTAGAGCTGTGTCTCCTATTACAGATAGTGGAATAACTAATCGTAAATTTTATCGTAGAGTAGAAGCAGTTGGAGATAAGGTATCAGGTAATCTTAGTATACGACACTCTAATAATGATTACCAAACATGGAGTAATTATAGAACAGTAGACTTGTCTCTTACTCGTCCTATACTTTGGCGTAATGGAACAGGACGTAGACGTGCCTGGGAAGCATTTAGTTCAGATAGTGTTCCAATTAGACTTCGTGCCTTAGAATTGGAATTTGATATTGGTGAACAGGGCGGCGGACAAGAAGGATAAAGGAGAATATAATGGCAATAAATACAACAGGAGCAATGCAAGGTGCAGCACTGGGGTCTCAAATGGGACCTTGGGGTGCACTTGCAGGTGGAGTAGCAGGAGGTCTGGGTCTCTTTGGAGATGGTGGAGCAAGTGCTGCTGCTGAAGCAGAAAAAGCAAGACAAGCTCAAATGATGCAAATGTATCAACAGCAAGACCCATTCTCTGCTGGTGGTAATCGTGCTCAATATGTTCCAATGTTAAATCAATATGCAATGGGTGGTCCTGCTTCTGTAGCCTCTGATCCTGCATATCAAAGATTTAATCAAAAGAGTATGGATGATCTAACTAGACAGATGAGTGCTAGAGGTCAAACACAATCTGGAGCAGAACAAGTAAGTCTTATGCAAAATAGTCAAAATAATATGATGGACTATTGGGGTAAGATGATGAGTACTTATGCTGACTTGTCTGGGGCTTCTGGAGGTCGTACTAATCCTTATCAAGGAATGACTGGTGCTGAAGCAGGTAGGATGGCGTCTGACCAAAATGCTAATGCTGTTGAAGGCTTTGGTGGTTTAATGGGTGGACTATATAAAATCTTTGGTTCAGGTAGTGGTGGTGGAAAGCAAGCTTGGATAGGCGATTACTCTGCTAATAGTAATAATATGGACTATTATGGATAAGGAAATATCATGGGAGTACTAGCCGCAGGATTTGAAGCCTTTCATAGTGCAGCAACTGCTACAGATAGAGCAGATCAAACTAGTGCTATTGCACAAGAAAAGGTAGTAGAGTCCAAACAAAAACAAGCTGAATATCAAACAGGACTACAAAGAAAAGCCTTGGGTGAACGTACACTCATTGAAAATCCTACTATTAATCTTGCTACTGAAGAAGGTAAGGCACAGTATTTTGATGAAATGCGTAAGCGTTCTCATGACCCAGAGACTCAATTCTGGATAGATGGTCTTGCTAAGAAACAAGACATGGACCTCACTGCTGCTAAAGAAAACAAGGCAAAGCAACTTGAATCAGATCAAACCATTACATATGATAAATTACAGAATGCATTGAATTCTGTTGATGATCCTACAGCTTGGGAAGGTGTTATTGCATCTGCTAAGACTCCACAAGAACGTCAACAATTAGAACAAATTTCTAAACTACATCAATCAGAAGCCTATAAGAAAGCTTCTCCTGATGAAAAGGATATGTTCAATGAATCCTTAATTGCCAAGTATGCTCCTATGAAAGCTAAAGTTAAGCTTGAGGCTATGCTACAAAAAAGGGCATATGACCAAGCTAGACTTGCTTCTCAAGAAGAATTAAAGAAAGCACAACTTCATTATCAAGAACAAGTAATAGCTGCTAGATTAGCAGGTAATAAAGAGAAGGCTTCCAATGATTCTCTTATGATTACTCGTTCAGATTTGGCTGACCAACGCTATGCTGCTAAGAGAATTGAACTTACTGATAAGTTACTGGCTGCTGGAGAACCTACTGAAGATGCTCCTTATTGGTTTACTGGAGATCAAGAGAATAAAACCTATTCTACTATTAAAAAACAACTAGATGATCTTGATGTTCGTTATAAAAAGACTAGGGATTACTATGATAGGAAACTTGGTATAACTTCTACTGGTGAACCTACTCCTGAAACTAAAGCATCAGAAGAAAGACCTTCAGGAATACCTCCTAATGCACAATATAGTCCATCTACAAATGAATTTTGGTGGCAAGAAAATGGACAGTGGAAATCAGCGAAAGGTAAATAATGGCACAACCTCCATCAGATTTAATTAGTCTTGATGATAATAGTTCAGATATTAATCTGAATATTGCCCCTTTTAAACTTGAATATGCTATGGATTTTAATCTTCCATCTGAACAGGATGCAGGATTTGCTGGCCCTCCATTATCTATGGAAGAGGCTCGTGCCCAACATTCAGCACAAGAAAAGGGATATAAGGGCCTCATTCCCCCAAAGGATTTAATATCTCCACCAAAAGATTTACAACCTATCAGTCCTCCTAAAGACTTAATAGATATTAAGAGTGCTAAAGATAAAGAAGGTTATTTTGAATCTGGATTCCTTGGTAGATTTGCCAAGGGTCTTGGGGAAAGAATAGCTGCTCTTACTATGCCGGAAGATCAAGTTAAAAAGATCAAGGAATATGATGAAGCAAGAAAGGAATTGGATATATGGAGAAATGGTCCTGCTCCTGAAACTCCAGGAATAGGAGAGTCATTATCTGGTCTTGCCAAACAAGCTGTTGAACATCCATTAGACACAGTGGGTGATGTAATATATGAATTGGGTAAAGACCCTGAATTATTTCATCCAGCATTGTGGAGAGGTCTTCCTGCCAAATTAGCTGCTGTAGCTGAGAAAGCTCCTACTGCTATTAAGGTTGCTGGTACTGGTGTTCGCGGTGCTGCTGTCGGTGCTGCTGCTGAAGCAGGTGCTCAATCTACTTCAGATCAAGAAATGAATCTACAGCAAATAAAGAATACTGCTGCAATGTTTGGTACATTTGGAGCAGCTACTCATGGTGCTATTGAAGTAGGTAAGGGTCTTAAGAATATTAAAAATGCTTTTGTCAAGGATGTTGAAGTAAAAGAAGTAGACCCCTTGTATCAAGAGACTAAAATGAAGCCAGAGGAATCTGTCTCTGAAACTATTTATCGTAATCAAGAAGCTAAGAAAGAAGCTAAGGTATTTAAAACTACTGCTGAATCTTGGGCAGAACAAGCAGACGCAAACAAACTTGTTTCAAGTATGGAACGTAATAGAGCTGCTGCTAAAGAAAATGCTTCTATTAGTAAAGAATTAGAAACCCTTAAGGAAAATAGACATCGTACTATTGATGAGTCTTTACGTCTAGCTTCTTTAGAAGATGAATTTAGTATTAATCTTTTAAAACACAATCCTGAAGAGCATCTATTAGATTTTAAAGATCAATTAATAGAAGAACTACAGGATTTAAAAGAAGCAAAGGGTACTAAAAATGAATGGCCTGAATATGATTCTAAAAGAATTCCAGTAGTAGAAGGTCTTCTTAAAAAAATAGAAGAGTTCCAAAGTAGAGCAGAAGCTAAAGCTGCTGGTGTTTCTAGGATTGATTCTAAAGTAGAAGAAGCTGCTGCTAAGCCATATGAAATGGCTGATGCTGTTAAAGAAGATATAGCTAAAGCTGATGAAGCTAATACATCAACTCTTGCTGATGCTGCTACTATCATTGGTCAATCAATGAATGACATCAGGGCTGAGTCTAGGCTTGCTTCTATTCTTTCTAACTATGTTGCTATTGCTATTAAAACTGGAATAGATTCTACTAAATATTCTGGTGAAAAACTAGAAAAAGCTTATAATGGTATTAGTAGTAGAATTACTCGTGCTCTTGAAGGTGAAAGAAAGTATGATAGACTTTATACTGACAAAGAAAAACAAGAAGCCATATATGGTACAGGTGAAATAAATCCTAAAACAGGTTATCCTGATGAGGGAATGCTTGGTGCTATTAAGGGTATGTCTATCAATATAGAGAAAGGAAAGTTACCTAAAAATTTTAAAGGCACAATGGAAGAGTATGTTGCTTCTAGGGATAGGCTTGCCCTTGTCACAGAGAACTGGAGTAAACTTCCAAGTGAAGAACATGCTATTCCTATTATGAAGGAAGTAAAAGCCCATCTTGATGCAGTAGGAAAGAAAGCTGAAGAGGCTGGAGTATTACGTAGTATGTTAAATAACTACGTTACTCACGTATTGGATTTTAGTAAGTCCAAGATGTCTCCTGCTGAACAGAAAGCTTTCCTTGACAAAATATTTAATGCTCCAAAGGATAGTAAACTTGTAAGAGACTTTTCACAACATCGTGTCTATGATACATTACGTGCTCTTGAAAAAGCAGTAGAAGGGACTGGTGTAGTTGTCCATACGGATATTGCTAAGATTCTAGAAATCTATACCAAGTCAATGCAAGAAGCTATTATACATAAGAAAATGATTGAACACTTCAAGACTACTGTTAGTCCTGATGGTAAACCTTGGCTTATGGATATCAATGCTGAATCATCTAAGTTAAAGTATCAAGCCTTCCAAGGTAAAGGTGCTGCTGCTCTTGATGGTCTTGCCGTTCATCCAGACTTGGTTGACACAATGAAATTCATGTTTGAACAGAATGAGCCTGAACTTATTCTTAGGGCAGTTGGAGCAATTAGTCATTTGACCAAAGCTCTTAATACTGTTGGTTCTTTCTTCCATGCATACTCATTGTCACAAGCACATCTATTTGCTAGTCCTGGTAATGCCATTAAACAACTTTTTACTCTTGGTGCAGGTATACGCCATGCTGTAAATGAATTTCGTCATAATGGAAATAGTGAATCAATTGATGGTTGGATACGTGCTGGCTTGATGGCTGGTACTGAGGATATTAAACGTACTATTATTGCTGATATAGGTAAGACTACTGATGATTTACTTAGCAAGTTTGTTCCTGTTGGTAAGGAAGTACGTGCGGTACAACATCTAACTGAGCCATTTGATAAGTATGTTCTGCAAAAAATCAATGCTTTTACTTGGGATTATATGCACACTGGTCAGAAAATTAATCTTGCTGAACACTTGTTTGCTAAAGCTAAAACTAAGAACCCTGCTAAACCTGATGCTGAATTACGTAAAGAGATTTCTGAATTTGTTAATACTACCTTTGGTGGTTTGAATTGGCTTGAAGTAGCTAGTCAAGTACAGAACAAATATCTTAAAGCCTTTGCTATGAAAGCTGCTGGTATTCGTGGTAGAGGATGGGCACAGATTCTTTTGTTTGCACCTGACTGGACTGTATCTACACTACGTTCTTTTACTAATGCTCTTCCTAGAGAATTAGCTAAACCACAGAATTGGCAATTCAGGGAAGGAGTAAAAGGAATATACAATCCAGTAACTAGGAATGACTTTGCTAGACGTTATGTTCTTAATACAGCTATTGGGTATTTTACTATTCTTAATGGTATTAATATGGCTACGTCTGGACATCCTATATGGGAGAACCATGATCCAGCTCGTATTGACTTAGGTGATGGAACATCTATGCAAGCAGCTAAGCACTCAATGGAGGTAGTGGAATGGGTTAGAGACCCTACTAAAACCTTTGGTAATAAACTTGGGTTTATTCCTAAGTCTATATACATTGAGATATCTGGACATGCCTATCCTTCTATAACTGCTCCTAAACTTAAACCACTCTATGAGGGTTATGGTGGATTGGAAGCAGCTAAGGCTAAAGCTATTCTTACAGCAGCTATGCCCTTCCAAGTAGGTTCTGCTGCTCAAGCACCAAAAGGACAGAAGTGGAAGAGAGCTATTCACAGTACTCTTGGTATCCCCATATATGGACAAACCAAGGAGCAACAAGCTAAAGCTATTTCAGAAGCAAAGGCTGCTGCTAAACTTAAAAAGATAAAGGCACAATATGGCAAAGAATAATCCACCTATTCCTCAAGAACAAATAGAAGAATCTCATAGATGGAGAGATTGGTTTACTCAAATAAGTAATCTTATTCTTCCTTCTATGTACGAGGTATTAGCAGTAGATGTATTAGATACAGGAACTGGTGTAATGCCTACATCTACTACAGCTTGGAAGAATGTTAATAAGTATGCTGTAGATATTCTTATAAAAGGGGGTACAGTTAGTATTATAGAATTAGGTAGATATAATCAAACGACTAAAACAGTAGACTATATAACAACAGGACTTACTTCTGGTTTTATAACTCTTAGTCCACAAGACTATATTAAAGTTACCTACTCATCAGCACCAACACAATATATACAAATACCTCGATAGGAATATTATGGAAGAACGGCGTAGAGATAATAAAGACACACTTATAAGACTAGAAGAAAATCAAAAAGAAATAATGGATGCTATTAATAAAATAGAATCACTTATACTTAGCCCTAATGAAGTAGAGTATGTTAGATTAGCTATAATCAATGAGGCTAAGAAGATAGCTTTTAAGGATGCTATTATACAGAAAACTATTATGTCTTTACTATATAGTGGTATCTTGGGATTACTCTTTTTACTTTGGGAAGCTATTAAAGTACATCTAAAATGAAACTACTTATAACTCGTTACATCTTTGGTGAAACATTTACTATAGGTAAATTATATATAGATGGTAGTTTCTTTTGTCATACTCTTGAAGATACTTGTAGGGAAGAGGATTATAAAGGAGGGGCATTTGAAAAGGTGTTCCAAAAAGTAGCAGGTCTAACTGCTATACCAAGTGGAACATATAATGTGGTTATTACATATAGTCCTAAGTTTAATAAATTTCTACCTCTTATACAGGATGTACCTGGATACTCAGGTATACGAATCCATTCTGGAAATAGTTCAAAGGATACTGAAGGATGTATTTTAGTAGGAGAATACAAAGGGCTTAATGACTGGATAAGTGATTCCAGAAAAGCTCTTGATAGTCTCCTGCCTAAAATGATTGATGTTTTAATGAAGTCAGATACGATTGTATTGACTATTGTTAATCATGAACTCAATTAAGAAATAGTACTATTCGGAAGATTAGAAAATCAAATGACCATGCATTTATCTTTTCATTTTCATCTTCCGAGAATTCAAACCCTACTGATACACCTTTTATAAATCCAACTCCGATTGCCATAAAAAACTCCTTTTAAAAGTACCCTAGAAGGGGCTGATTAAGAGTGGGTAATACCCATGCCTCAAAAAGCCCCATAAATTGCTTGTAGACCCCTTATTGTAGCGGTAAAACGATTTGCCTATCTGGAACCTCAATTTTAGGACCATCATCACGTTCTTTTATCAAAAGACTGAATTCTACCTCTGGATGTTCCTCATATGACCACTTAAACAGTGGTGGTTGCTTAACAAGGTCTGCTCCTGCTTCTTTCATTTGAGTTACCAATTCTACTAATTCTTTTTGCATAGATTCAAGTGACATTATTTTCTCCTTAAATTTCACAACCTGCTGCTGAACAAGCTAGTGTTTGTGTTCCTACTGTATTATCTTCCTCTTCTACAAATAAATCCCAATTAATATCAACTAGTGTTTCCTTAGCTTTATTGTATTCTTCTTCTGTACAATCTTGGTAAGGAGCTTGCTTATAGCTATGGTCACTGTGAGGTAAGAAACTAATACCACTAACTTCGTCAAAGTTTTTGTATACCCAAGCACCAACATCAAGCCATTCATCTTCTTTAACATAGACAGTTATACTTGGTTTGTGTTCGCACCAATGTCTTTGATATACTAACCATAACTCCAATTGCTCAAGAGCACCTCTATCATTACGTGTTACTGACCCTTCTGGAGATTTGATAGGAAAACTGAATATACCAGTAGATTCTGGTGCAGTTATATCTTTCTCATAAGGGACTCCCTGTTCAATCAGGAATTGAGTTAAGGGGTCTTTGATATCCTGGCGTATAGTCCTAATGTAATATTTGCTATGGCGAGGATGAATCCCACTAGCGCTATCAACGAGTTGACTGACAGTGCCGGAAGGTTTAACACAAGTAATAGCCACAGAAGGAGTAATCCCCAATCGTTCAGCCCAGACTTCATTTGTTCTACGTGCGACATTTCTTAATTCCTCAAGTATGTTTGGTAGTTCTTTATCCCCATCTGGTCTATTAGAACCATTAAGAACCTCATTGTCCATAATTCCTGTAAGACTAACACCAAGAAGCCTTTCCTCTTCTGTGTTCTTTTTCCACTCTTCACCTATGAAACTGAAATTTGTGAACGTGGATTGTATCGTTCCAAGAATTGTGGCAAGTTCAATTTTTCGTTTGAGTGAGTTAAATGTATCTTCAGCTCGTACGACCACTTCCGTAAGATTGCAAAATTGCTTATCGCGGAGTATAATTTCTGAGCATGGGTTAGTTCCGTAATTGTAATGGTAACTACGTCTCCCCCACTTACTTGCTTGACGCTGTGCAGCAGGTCTGCTAAAGATGCCACGCTCACCTGATTTAGATTTAATGAGACTGAGCCATTCTTCCATGAAAGTTTCAACATCTGGTTTCTCCGTATAACATACGCTATTATTGGCTAGTCGTCTTTGTCCATTAGATTCCCACCAAGCACCTACCTTTGCTTCACGCATCCTTCTGTCCGTGAGATTGGATAGACTGATAAGGGCTGATCTACGGACTCCTCCGACAACAACGACATCTCCGATTTTACACATGATGTCGTGGACTTCAAGGGAATTGAGTTTTCTTCCCCTTGCTTCTTGGAAAGTCTTCGTGCAGAACTGAAACAAGTCGCGCAAAGGTTCTGGCCCCGAAGCTCTCCCCCCAAATGTTTTGAGCCGTGATCCTGCTGGACGGATTTTTGAATAGTCAATTGCTGGTATATCTCCTTCCCACAGAGATGACAATAACTTCTTGAAAGCTTTTGCCCAACCCAATTTAGAATCCCCGACAACGATAACATCTTCTACCTCCTTTAATTCATCTGGTACTAATGGAAGATTAGCTATCTCATCACGTTCACATGAGAATCCTACTCCAGTTCCATTCATTAGAATATAAAGGGCTTCTGAAAAAGCCCTCTTTGTATTTACTGCTAGATATGCACAGTTATATATCGCTATGTTATCTCGTTCTGCTGCTTCTCCTGCGGTCATAAGCAACCGCATACTTGGCATTATTTCAAGGTTTAAGATTGCTTCTTTGAGTTTAGCAGCTATACTATTATTATCAGCTCCATAGGTTCCATCAGTTAAATG